AACATGTAGTTTACAAAGTTTGGTTTATATGAAAGGTGTGTTGCAATCTTTACAAAACACTCTCCAAGGTAATTAGTAATGCGTGGTTTGGGATCGCCCTTCGCCTCCGCCTCCTTTACATCGGCTTTGTATTGAACTATTGCGTATAAGAATTCTTTATTGTTAACGTAATGTTCGGATCTTTTCCTAGTTCTAGTACCTTTTGCGGGCATCTATATTACCTCTTTTGTTATTTTAAGTATACCATAAAATCAAACGCTTGACAAGTCCTTGAAATAGATGTACAATAGCTCTGTCAGAGCGCAAAACAGCCTTAGCTGCTATAAAGCTCTTAGTTACTCAGGGGCTTCTGAGCCTTTCTTAAAGATATTCTCTAAGGTTTCTCTAGCCTTTTCGACAGAAATTATATATCCCATCTTTTTAGTTACTTTAATCTTTTCTGATGCAACACCAGCAAGATTTGTCATAATAAATTTTTGATAATAGGCGACGACTTCTGATTCTTCCCTTGCCTCAACTACAGTAATAACTTTATCCATAGGAATAATTATAATTCCTTCGGTTGGCATACTTCTTAACCATGGCATCATGCGGAGACCTTCATGTCTTCCATCCATACTTATCGTTTCAATCTCTACAGGATCACTAATAATTAAAACCGTGCGACCATTTTCTTCAGAAGGCATAACCTCACCGAAGATCTCTTCGCCTGATACTAATTTTACTGATGCGTAGAATTCTTCTTCCATCTTATTTTAGTTTGATGTGTGATAGTTCATAATGAAAATCCTCTTCTTTATATATTTTAATTCTTTCCACTAAATGATTCAAAGTATAATTCTTTTTGGAATTATATGTAATATCATCTGCAATGTCATACAGCATTGCTTTGGTTTTATCCTTAGATTTTCTAAGAACTCTACCGATAGACTGGAGATTACGAATTCTGGACTTAGATGGTGATGCAAATACTACATTGTGAAGATTTTTAATGTTAATTCCAGTTGAGAAGGTGCCGTAACTGGCAACAATGATTGCATCTTTCTCTTTCTCTGTAATTGATCTAACTTCTTCTCTTTCTTCTCCATCAACTCCACCGTGAACGTAGAATACCTGTCTTTTATTCTCTACACTACTATTTATTAAGTTATATAATGGTTCCCCATGAGCCTCGACTCTACTATACAACACTAAAGTATTACCTTTTAGAGTCAGAGTAAGGTTTTTGATGAATTCATTTCTTCTTTCATGTTCAATAATATAATTCATCTCTTCTCGGTACTCATCAAACGGCCGCGGTTCATGTTTTAAGAGTATAATTCTTATGGCCAACTTAGCCAGTTGACCTCTGGCCTGTAGTTCTGATGTCTTGGTCACTTTATATGATGGGCCAAACAACCCCTCCAGAACCCATTTATGAGTCTGTGTACCACTTAAAGTTCCAGTAAAACCATATCTATACTTAGTGTCTCTCATCTTAGACATGATATTGATAAGAGATTTAGATTTAAATTGGTGTGCCTCATCACCTATAATGACATCAAACTGTGAGAACCACTGTTTATCCATCTTATAAATGGATTGCCACGTTGATATGGTCACACGTTGTTGTGTACTCTTCTTTCTACCAGAATATACTCTATGACAATACTTTTCTACATCCCAACCATAGTCAGTAAAATCCTTATACATCTGTTCTACAAGAGAAGTAGTTGGAACTACAAGTAATATTCTCCTTTTTCTACCCACATGATAACGTGCGACAGCATAGATCATCAATGACTTACCTGATCCAGTAGGCGATATGATTAATCTTCTATTGTTTCTAAGTGCATCAAATACACCATCTATCTGGTAATCTCTAGGTTTGAAACTAGAAATCGCAGTCATATAATCCTTTACTCCTTCTAAAGATATCTCATCATTCTCCTCAAACGGAGTTCCGTACGTTTCATTGTCTAAAAATTTTACACTATAATTGGCTTTCTTTGCCCAAGAAACTATCTTATCCAACAATCCAACATAAACTTCACCTGTTGCAGTTGAAAACAATCTAATTTTACCATCCCAATGTCTGTTCCTGTACTGTGGCATGAATTTTGCGCCAGGAACATCGAAAGTAAAGTAATCTGATAGTTCTTGTTGAACGTGAGGTTCAGCATCTACTACAAGATGTACTTCATTTTTTTTAGAGATGGTTAGATCACTCATAGTCCATTCGTAAATCGTTGCCATTCAATGGCATTTTTGATTTGATATGTTCTATTCTGTATAACTTTGAGAATACTCTCCAGATATTCTAACATAATCTGATAGTATTCTATCTTTGCAGTGCATCTTATGAGATCTGCATCTGCATCGAAGTATTTGTCTAAGTCTGCTTTGAGGACTTTATAGTCAAACGGTTTTTCGGCATATACATCTGGTGATGCTTTACCACTATAGTATATCCACTTCTCCTTTCTTAGGATTTTGTATTGTGTCTCCTGTGCTTTTCTTAAAGTCAGGATATTATTGTAAATTTTATAATACTTTGCGTGTAAGGCTGGTACTTTTATAGATTCCGAGTGCAATAATTCTTCATCTATTACCGAATCCTTATCCCAAAGTTCTTGTATGAACTCAAGATTCATTCTCTACTAAACTCTCCACATTAAAAATAGTATATTTGAAAGTAGCTGTCGCCATAATATAATTTATATCAGTTACGTCAGCGGTAAATGGAACTGGTGTTAGACTTACTGGAAACATATCCCTAAAGAATATCTTAGCAATTGGATTGAAGCTACTATTATATACTAACAGAGTTCCATCCGATCTGGCACCATCTAGTAAACTATCTTTTTGGGGATCGAGAGATACTGCCTCTGCAAGAGTCTCTGGATATCCAAGAGATCTCATCCATCTCTCCATTTGTAGATAGTTTTCTAAATTCTCATCAATAAAAAATTCTATATCGAGATCACCATAAGTTAGTTTATCACCAGGCACAGGAATGTCTCTCAAGTAAGTAGTCTGAATCGCTACTCCAAGATTAATAGTTGGTATTGAAACTGACTGTGAAAAGAAATCTACCTTTGGTGCTTTGGCCAAGGAAAATTTGAATCCAGCAGGCGAGAGAAAATTCCTATTTTTAATTTGCCTGTCAAAGGCATTAGTGAAGTCTGGCATAGGATTTTTAATTATTTAGCAGTCTTTATTTAAGTCTTCTGCCATGTTACCACCTATATCAGCGCCTTGATTACCACCGAACATTGCTATCCAACCAGCCGCAACCCAACCCACAAAGGGAATAGAGGAAACAGCAGGAGCAGCACTAGCACCAATACTAGTCCCAACCAGTCTCCCAGTTCCTTCCGCACTTCCGATTGCTTTGATGCAGGCCTCACTTTTTCGGGCAGTATTAATATCTTCCGCTTGTTTCATAGTTAATCCAGGCTTCTGATCTAACCATGAACGAGTGTTAGATACTGCACCACCTTGGTTGATTGCACCATCCATAAAGTATTCTTCTGAAATTTTAGTTGTTTCATTAGCTAGTCCTAAGAAACCACCCTTGGTTTTGATATCTTTAGATTGAAATGCTGTCTTAGGATCGTTTGCTCTATAGGTAATAGCGTATCCTTCATCTGTTACCTGTGCCTTATATGTTGTGTAAGGGCCTACAGGTATATCCAAGATAGGTAACTTGGGTTCTTCTTCTCTAGTTGCGATATATCCAATCATTCCGATATGGGATACAGCAAAAAGACTACCAACAATACCAACAGAGATCCATTTTAATTTATTCATAATTCTCATACTGAACCGTCTATTATATAGGCATAAAAAAAGAGACCCTTTTGGGGTCTCTCTGTAAGATATGTAATATCTGAATTACATTAGGTTTGCAACCTTTACTCTTCTGTAGTAACGGTTTGAGTTGGATAGAAGTCTTCCAAGACCTTGGTTAGATACGTTACCTTCGGCAAATGGGTTTGCAACGATTCCGTAACGAGTCTTAAAGCCAATTTTTGGTTGGAATGTGTCTTGTCCCACAGCTCTTACCATCTGTAATGGAACGTAAGGGCAGTAGAATAATCCAGCATCATAAGGGTTAGTACCCTTGTAACCAACAACGTAGTACTGATTAGCGTCATTGTTTGCAGCGAAAGGATCGATGTAAACTTTGTACTTACCAGCCAATGTACCAGCAAATGTATTACCAGTGTCATCAACGTTTAGGTTAGCGTTAAGTGCAGGGGTGTAATCTAGGATTCCAGCCATTGTTAGAGCAGAAGCAACGTCAGCAGAACAAAGGACAACGTTACCCTTTCCTCTACGAGTTCTTTGTGCGATTTGGTTCGCATCTCTTTCGATCTGGAATAGAAGTCCTTTGAACTTCTCAACTGACCAACGACCATTACTGTCGGTGTCTAAGTCGAACGTTCCAGCAGTTGCAGTGTTAATTGTAGCACCTTGTTCTGCGGACTTGTAGATAGTTCTAATAACTTCTCTGTTTATCTCAGCAAGAATTTCAGTTGATAGAATGTTTGCTAACTCAGACTCAGCGTTCAATCCGTGGATTGCCTTAAGGTCTTGAGC